GTAACTGCACCAGGTGCAAGTTTTGCACTGGTTACTGAATCATCAGCAATACCTTTTGTGGTAATTTTACTAATAGCCATGTGTAATCGATCCTATCGTTATTACACTTATTTATCGATTATTCTGGTTTGGTTGGCCATACAACGTCTTGAAGATTACTGTAAGTGTTGGTAATATCTCGTAGTGCTTGACGATATGGTTGCCATGCGAGTCGTGTAGATTCAGGAACGTCAGGAAACTGTGTCCAATCTGATTTACGTAGTTTTGTAGTACGTGCTAGTCTTAAATCACGCATCTGTTCTTCTGCACTTGGGGGTGTTGGAGGTGTTGGGATACCGTCAACTACAGTCCATCCAGCCTCGCAATCATCAGGAACATCAATCCACGTCATGCTAGCATGTACTGGAAACTCACTAGCTGAAACATCAACTATTTCATTGTTAAGTAATAAACCCTTCATATTCCATATTCCTCAATTACCACTACACCTTGCATACCTGGTGTACCATCGTTAGCAGAATTAGCATGTGATCCACTTCCACCACATCCCCAGCCACGAGCTGTTCGTCTTGCACCCCAATAGCTGCCACCTGTGCCAGCACCATTCCAATAACTATCGCCACCGTTACCGCCAGCTTCTTCATTACCACCGCCGTCAATACTGCCAGTATGACCATCACTGCCATATAGGTTTAAATCTCCACCGCTGCCTACACCACCACGACCGCCAATTGCCCAAGTTGGAACACCTGTGCCGCCAGTTGCACTACACTCACTACCAAAACTACTACTCCCGCCAGTACCTCCACCACCACTGGTATTTCCTGTACTTTGTGCGCCACCACCGCCAATAGTACAATAGTACTGTGCACCTGGTACTACATTAATCCATTTAACGGCAGTACCACCTGCGCCGCCGCCACCTTGAGAATCGTCACTATTATGGGATCCACCACCACCTCCACCGCCGGTTACTACCACTTTAATTTGTGAAATACCAGCTGGTACAGTGTATGTTTGGCTACTAGTAATAGTAACAATATTTTTTACTTTTAGACCCGTAAACTGCACACCGTTTGTGCTAATTATTCCTTGTCCTGAAATAGTAGTAGGCATGTCTTACTCCGGTTTCTCTGGCCAAACAACATCATCTAATGATGTGTATGTGTTGGTAATATCTCTAAGTGCTTGGCGATAAGCTGTCCAAACATCAGACACTGAATCAGGTATATCTTTGTTTTGTGTCCAGTCTGTTTCAGCAAGTTTAGTATTACGCACTGCTCTTAATCTTTTTAGCGGCTCTGCATTTAACATTTCAGTACGTTTGGCTTCTAATTCTGCCCACGTAATACCAAACTGTGCAGGATCACTAACTTCTTGCCCGTTTACATCTATACGTCTAAAGTGTTCCAAGAACTCAGCTTCGTTTGTGGGTTCGTCTCGCAGTACCCAGTCTTTAATTCCCAATGCTTCTAATGCCATTCCATAAGGTATCATGTTGCTATTTCCTGTATAATAAGTGAACTTCTTGGTTGACCACGACTTGTATCATCATAACTGTATGACTTATTCATATATGCAGTACCACCCTGTGACCGTCCTTCAATAAGTGCAGTAAACGGACTTGTACTATTATGTGTGTACATATATTCTCCATGATACTCGTCAATCTGCGCATTTGCACTATGGCTACTTCCGTAACCTTCCATATATATGGACCCAGTGAAACTTGGATAACTTGCACCGCTACGGCCAGTAAGTGACCTGTCACCATCTATATTTAATTGAAAATAAAGACTGTTGTTAGGAGTATGACTCGCATATATATTAGCACGAATCAAAAAATGATTTCCAGCCTTAGTAGGAGTAATAACTCCTGATAAAATACCCACTGGGCCACCAGTAAAACTAGTACTACCAGTATAATAAAATGCATAGGTATTAATAACATTGCCAGCAAATAAATTATCACCGCCTGATGTTAATATTTCATCAACTTTTAATCTACTTACCATATTATGCTCCAATTTCCATTAACAGTATACTTGTATCATATCCATTATCAGTACTGCCACTGTGACCACGTCCTAGATAAAAAGTGCCGTCGCTTCCACCCCATAATGCATAATAAATTTGTGTTCCAGCCGGTTGTGCTGGACTATGCTTTTTAATAAAGTTTACGCTACTTATATTATATCCACCGTTCCAAGTTCCGCCGGCGGGATCACTAGTATCTTGGGCCCAAAAACTTCCTAGTCCTGGCACAGTTTGTCTTGAATAACTGCTTCCGTGTAAACTATTATAATCACTAGGTGTACCACTCAAGCTACCAGCACGCCAACCCATAGCCAAACACATATCAGTATCCTGGTTATAACTGCTGCGTCCTACATTTAATATAACAAGAATGTCACTGTTATCAAATTTAGTTGTAATGCTTGTTTCAAAAGGTTTGTTTTGCGAACTGTTGATAGTCACTGCGGCTGTTGAATGAAATTCATGTACTTGTACAATATGACCTGGAATGTTAACTGCATTAGCATTAACTCCGCTTGTTGGTCCTACTAGTTGTTCTACTTTTAATATGCCTGCCATTTTTTACCTCTTAAACAATCGACCAACTGCCATCACTGGGAATTTCTACTGTAACTCCATCTGCAATCTCAATAGGTCCAATCGTCATTGCGTTTGTTGCTGCTGGTATTGTATAGTTTGCATCTACAGTTATAGGATTTAGATAAAACGGTGTAGTTGCTTTAACAGTACCAGCTGATGTTAAGTTTCCTGTACCGTCTTCTAAATTTGATAACTTTGCAATTTTTCTTGGATTTGCCATATGTATTCCTTTTATCCTAGTAATGTAGCACCGATACTACAATGATCACCATACACTTTCATATATGTCGTAGCATTTGAAAATAACTTCCACTCCACATAATCACCTGCATTAAGATAAAATACATGTGAAAAGTTTAAAGAAAAGTTGCCTATAACGGATCCATAACCGCCAATAGTGTATATTTCATTTGCTTGGGCACCGTTAATATATATTAATGAATGTAAATAATCACTACTAGCTGCGCCTGAAACTTTATCACAATAATTGGATCCTGTGATCAAGTATTTACCAGCGACCGGAGCAGTAAATCTACCATTGCCGGTGTTAAAGTTATTTCCGCCAGTTTCATACCCTACGCCGTTATTGTTTGTTGTGGTAAGATTTACTCCAATAGTACCAGTACTAACATCACCTTGTGATATTCCGCCTACCATTGTTACCCAACCAGATACACCAGTACTAGAAACTGTTAACCATTGACTAGTATTGCCTCTTGCTTGAAATCCTGGTTGATTGGGTGATTGAAATACACCGTCTCCACGGAATATGAAATCAGTACCACTGCTATCATACATATGTATGTAACGAGTATTTGCTCCACTATATGTGGCCGCATTTAATTGAATCATCGCTGCATCAGTGTTGGTGCCGTTTGTCCAATTTGCGCCACTGATATGTAGTCCTGAACCTTTATGACTACCCCACCCCCTAGCAATAGTAACAGTGTCGAGATCACCACTGTTTGGAGAGTCAAAATATGCAGTTTTTGTAGTAGGATCAATATTTCCTACATGTAGATGTGCAGAGCTAGTTGTTTTATTGATACCAACATTGCCGTTTTCAGCAACTGTTACACGTTCAATATTGTTCGTAAAAATACTTAAATCATTAATGTCACGTGAGTTTGTAAGTCTAGGACTATATCCTGTACTTGCATTCAGGTAAATATTACCACCCTCACCTGTTATTAGGTTTGTGACAGATACTGGACCACTAAATGTACCACCAGTACTTGCTGGAACAACATCAGCAACACTATAACTTGAGAATGTTGTAATCTCAACATTGTCATTTAAATCTGCGCCTGCTGTTAATACAATGGCAGTGCCACTGGTATCATCATATTCAGTTGTTCTAATTAATTTAACACCATTCAAATATACATCAACATTTCCAGTTGTGTATGTTGCACTGAATGATGTTTGTCCTGCTGTTGCAACATAAGCGTATCGTGTTACGCCGCTTGGAATATTAGTAAGTCCACTGCCGTCTCCACTAATAACACCAGTAAATGTTGG